GGTGATTTCCAAAATAATGGTTATTATCATGAATTTAATTTGACTGGGCAAAACGGATCTTTTTACACAAATCAATCTGGTGCTTCTCAGTTAACTTCAGGACCAGGAGTAGCAACACAAAGATTTCTTGATAATTGGATGCATTTTATGTTCACAAGAAGTGGTACTAGCATTACAACATATATAAACGGCGTCAGCGTAAATTCTAGTTCTGGAACTCACACAAATCCAGCTACAGCCAGCACTAATAACTTTATTATAGGTAGTTATGCATCCGCTTCAGCTAATTTTTCAAACATGAGAATAGCAATGTTTTATATTTGGCAAAAAGCATTATCAGCGTCAGATGTACTTTTTACATTTAATGCTTCAAGAAAAAGATTTGGTATATGAGTAACGGAAGAATAATTGGCACTTATAACCGTGCTAGAATAGACGATGCTTCTGGCATATGGGATCTAAACGACGTTAGACAACAGCGTTCGGTTTTAGCGTGGCCACGCCCTCCAGGAACATTGACATATAGAACTAATACCACTGGGTTTGGAACTACGACAGCATTAACACTAACTCATCCGGTTGGTGTCGTTGCTGGAGATTTATGCGTATTAATTCATTGTACATTTGATAATGATGAAGACGTATTGGTTAGTGCTCCTTCTGGATTCACCATTGTGCAAGCTAGAAGATTAGAATATACATCTCCCAACTGGTTATCTCATGTAGTTTCTTATAGAATTTTGACTAATACAAATAATGTTACTTTGCCTGTTACTGGGCCTCAAACAACAACAGAAGCTACAGAAGCTGTAGACAATCAAGCATATGTTGCTTTGTATTTTTATCTTGATCGAAACATAGAAAAAGTTACAATAAAACAAATATCGTCATTTGCTGGTGCTGCTGACCCAGCAGCAAGAACTATAAACGCAGACACGCATCTCAATACACCGATATTGATTTTAGGATCAGTTTGCGTTAATACAGGAACTCCCGCTTTCAATGCTAGCACAACTACATTTGATGGAACAGTAACTAATACGAGCGCAACAAATGTAGAGATGATAGTCGGGTATAAGATATTCAATACAGTTTCAGGGTCAACTTTCACAATAGATTGTGATGATATTTCAAATCAAATTTTAATGGGACTATCTTTAGCGGTGCAATAAATGCTATACTCAAAAAATGGAAATTATCCAGATACTCTTCCTTTTAGAATCAGAATGCCGGATGGCAGAACTAGAACCGATCAGACTACATTTACGGAAGAAGAATTATCTGAAGCCGGTTATACTGCGGTCAGCGATCCTCCATCCATAACTTCTTTACAAGCTCTTGAATGGGATTCTGAAAATATACAATGGATCGTTCGTGATAAATCTCAACAAGAGATTGAAAATGAATTGAACTCGGCTAAAAATTCAAGGATGCAATATATTACAAATAATAGAGATTCTACTTTAAAAATGTTGACATGTGAATGGAATAATGATCATTGGGATGCAAGAGAAACTGATTCTACTCGTATAGCCAACGTATTAACCATGATAGAACAGGCTGGAAACTTAGGTATTCCTACGCCGTCGACTGTTGATTGGAGAACATATGATGATCAAAATAGAACCCTGTCTATACCAGAATTGACACAACTAGGTGCTTCCATGTTTCAGGCCCAACAAATCGTGTGGAATAAGCAAGCAACGTTGAAAGATCAAGTACAAGCAGCTACTACTATTGAAGAAGTAAATTCTATAGTCTGGTAAAAAGATAAATAGCTATAAATGCAATTCGGAGTAATTTATGGCTGTTCCAACCACTAGAGACGCATTCAAAGAATACTGCCTTCGGCGCTTAGGGAAACCCGTAATCGAAATCAATGTGGATGCCGATCAGGTAGAAGATCGTATAGATGATGCTTTACGCTACTACTGGGACTATCACTTTGATGGTTCTGAAAAGATCTATTATAAGCATGCAGTAACTTCTCAAGACCAAGCCAATAAGTACATAACACTACCTGAAAACATTATCGGCGCTGTCAGTATATTCTCGATCGCTGATCCTTCTATTAGATCCGATGATCTTTTCAATATCCGCTATCAGATAGCATTGAATGACCTATATACACTTACATCAGTATCTATGGTTCCATACTTCATGGTGATGCAGAACTTAGCTCTTATAGCTGAGTTTTTAGTCGGTAAGCAACCAATAAGATACAATCGTCACATAAACAAGCTCTACGTTGACATGGATTGGAACAGCATAAATGTTGGAGAGTATCTACTGGTTGAAGCCTACGAAGTAGTTGATCCAGATGTTTATGTCGATGTTTGGAAAGATCAGTGGCTAATGAGATACAGCACAGCTTTAATCAAGCGTCAATGGGGTTCCAACCTAACCAAATTCACTGGCATGCAGCTGCCTGGCGGAGTTCAGTTCAATGGTGAAAAGATCTATAATGATTCGGTTGAAGAAATTGCTAAATTGGAAGAAGAGATGATAAATTCTTATTCACTTCCAGTTCTCGACATGATAGGTTGAAATTTAACTTATGCCTACTAACGTCTTCTTCAATAATTTTCAAGCCAGTCAAGAACAGCTCTTAATTGAAGACCTTGTTATTGAGTCCATAAAAATATATGGGCATGATACTTTCTATTGCCCAAGAACTTTAGTCAATAAAGATGAGATCTATGGTGAAGATAGTATCTCAAGATACGATACACAGTACATGGTTGAGATGTACATAAAGAACGTCATGGGCTTCCAAGGTGAAGGTGACTTCATGTCGAAGTTCAATCTTCAGATTCGTGATCAAATGACACTAACGATTGCTAGAAGAACTTTCTTTGATGAAATAGGAAACGTTGAATCATTGGATCGTCCTCAAGAAGGAGATCTAATTTACTTCCCATTAAATAAAAAGATATTTGTAGTGAAGTTCGTAGAACACGAAGCAATATTTTATCAATTGGGCGCTTTACAGACGTATGATCTTCAGTGCGAACTATGGGAGTACTCGAATGAAATACTCAATACCGGTATAGAAGACATTGATAAGTTACAGAAAGAATACTCATTTGATATGTCAGTTTATGGACTTAAGACAGAAGACAATTACGTTATTAAAGATGAGGACGAATACGATATTATTCAAGAGCAATATAATTTCTCATCTCAGATCGGTGATTCATTAGAAGATAATGAAGAAATTGAATCAGAGGCAGATAACATATTAGACTTTAGTGAGCGTGATCCTTTCAGCGAAGGAGCGTACTGACATGTTTTCAACTTTTTATCACGGAACTATAAGAAAATACGTAGTTGTTTTCGGCACCATCTTTAACAACATCTACATCAATCGAGTCAATTCGACGGGTGAACAAGTTCAAACTATGAAAGTGCCGCTGTCGTACGGGCCAAAAGACAAGTTTTTAGCTAGGTTGGAGAACGATCCTACATTTAATCGTCCAGCAATGGTTCTTCCGAGGATGGCTTTTGAGATAACTTCGATGAGCTATGCTCCTGAAAGAAAGCTAAATACAGTTAATCGCAACATGAAAGCGGTGGCTGACACTAATAAAGTCTTATACAATTACATGCAAGTTCCATATGATATAGGGTTTACGCTTTATATCATGATAAAGAATGCAGATGATGGGACTAGGATAGTAGAACAGATCCTTCCATATTTTACTCCTGAATGGACCGTTACTGCTAACTTAATTCCAAATTTAAGTCTTAATGTAGACTTGCCCATAGTGCTAAATAATGTTGGAATGCAAGACACATACGAAGGTGACTTTAATAATCGTAGAGCTATCGTATGGACGTTGGATTTTACTATGAAAGCATATTTGTTTGGACCCATTAAGAAGACTGGTCTCATTACTCTTGCTAATACTAATTTCATAGTTCCAAATTTGATCACTATCGATCAAGCTATCGGCAATACAAGTGTTACTGCAGCTGAAAGAATTACAGTAATGCCCGGCTTAACAGTAGACGGGCAACCTACTGCAAACGCAGAAGCATCGATCGATAGAAGTGAAATAATGGCAACCGACGATTATGGATTTATAATAGATTTTGAAAGCTTTATATGAATTCCGACAAAATTATATCAGATTCTTTAGACATAGCAGAACCAGAAATACATGCTGAGTATCTTCCAAGTGAAGATCAAACAGATTTTGAATTTGCTAGGCAGAACATAAGAAACATACTTGAAAAAGGTAGCGTTGCTTTAGATAAGATGCTTGAAGTTGCAGACTTGTCTCAGCATCCTAGAAGCTATGAAGTAGTCTCAACTCTTATAAAATCTTTATCTGATACTAATAAAGATTTACTTGAATTAGCAGAAAAGAAAAATAGAATTGAGAAAGTAAAATCTCAAACTGAAACCCAAACTATAAATAATAACTTATACATATCAACTACTGAGTTATTAAAACTGATTAAAGAAAAATGAGTCAAGACCAATATCTTGGTAATCCTCTTCTTAAAAAATCTAATGTAAAGTTTAATTTTACAAAAGAGCAGATAGAAGAGTATATACGATGTTCTAAAGATGTAGAATATTTTATTATTAATTATTGCTACATTGAAACTCTTGATCATGGTTTGGTTAAGTTTGGTTTATATGATTGCCAAAAGAAAAAAATAAAAGTAATAAATGAGAACAGAAAAGTTATCATCATGGAAGGTCGTCAGCAAGGAAAGACGACCACATCCGTAGCCTATATTTTATGGTATACTTTATTTCAAGATCATAAAAACGTAGCAATACTTGCTAATAAATCATCTACTGCTCGTGGGATCCTTTCTCGCTATCAGATGATGTATGAGAACTTACCCAAGTGGATGCAGCAGGGTGTAGTTAACTGGAACAAAGGCGACGTTGAACTTGAGAACAGTTCTAGAATATTTACAGCAGCCACGACTGCTGCAGGTATTCGTTCGCAGTCAGTTAACTTACTGTATATCGACGAAGCTGCAATCATTCCAAATACAGTAGCTGATCAGTTCTTTACTTCAGTGTATCCAGTAGTATCTGCTGGTCAAACTACTAAGATCATCATAACATCCACTCCTCTTGGATACAACCATTTCTGGAAGTTCTGGAATGACGCAACGAATGGTAACAACGACTTCGTTCCATTGTTTATTCCTTATCATGAAATACCCGGCCGTGATGACAAGTGGCTAGAAGAACAAAAAAGACAGCTCGGTGAACTCAAGTTCAATCAAGAAGTTCTTTGTAACTTCTTAGGTTCATCGTTAACTTTGATAAGCGGTGAAGCTATTTCAAGAATGTCAGTAGTGCCTTCAATCTTTAGTAACGCCGAAGGTTTGGACATATATGAAAACGCTGACCCTACACACATCTACGTTACTTGTGTAGATACTGCAAAGGGTGTAGGAGGAGATTCTTCGGCGTTTTGTGTTATAGACATCACTACTATTCCATACAAGATCGTAGCAAAATTCAAAAGTAATGAAATAAGTCCATTGCTCTTGCCTAATGTGATATACCAAGTTAGTAAGACGTACAATGATTCTTATGTCTTAATTGAATTGAATACTAATGAGCAAGTTCCTCACATACTACATTATGAACTAGAGTACGATAATGTAGTATGGATCATGAAAGATAAGGGTATGCAGACCGTATCAGCCGGTTTCAAGAAACAAATGAAACCTGGCGTTACGATGGACAAGAAAGTAAAAAGAATTGGGTGTCTTAACTTAAAATCATTAATAGAAACAGGGAAGTTGCTAATCACCGATGCTGACATCATATCGGAGTTATCTACGTTTATTGAGAAACGAGGTAGCTTTGAAGCTGATGAAGGCTATCATGATGACTTAGTTATGACTTTGGTCTTGTTTGCTTGGTTGATTACCACTAAATATTTTAAAGAAATAAATACAGTGGATCTACGAAAAGCTCTGTACGAAGAAAAGATGCGACAAATTGAAGAAGATATGGTTCCTTTTGGTATAATAGACGATGGGCTTCCTCCCCCAGATATTGTAGAGACGTCTGAATTTGATAAATTTTTGTTGGGTATGGATTAAAATCATAAAATTATAAATACTTTAAACATAATTATCTAACCATCTTTTGCCAAAGGGAGATAGAAGATGCCATTCCAAGTAAGTCCCGGAGTCAACGTTACAGAAATCGATTTAACTACGATTGTTCCTGCCGTTTCAACAACTGAAGGTGCAATTGCTGGTGTTTTTCATTGGGGTCCTCTTGAGAAGTCAGTTCTCATTGATTCTGAAGATAAATTAGCCGCTCGATTTGGTAAACCGACCAACCACAACCCAGAAACATTCTTTACAGCAGCTAACTTTTTAGCTTACGGTAACAAGCTATACGTTTCTCGTGCAGCTAATACGACCGGTTTCTCCAATACGTTAACATTAACAACTAATGGAAACACTACGATAACTGCTAACGGAACTGCTGCAGGTGTATCGGTAGGAGATGTTGTTTACGGTACAGGTATTGCTGAAGGAACAGTAGTAAGCGTTGCTAATAACACAACCATACTTTTATCTAAATCAGCTTTAACTTCAGGTGAAAGTACCTTTTCATTCACCAATCCAAACTCTGTATTTTCTGCTGTAGCTAATACAATCAATTTGGCAGATACTGATAATCTTGCCCTCTTTACGATAAAGAACGAAGATGATTATCTAGACAAGTCAGATGAGTTCCCAGCAGATAGCGAAGTAGATTATATCGCTAAGTATCCTGGATCACTAGGTAATTCACTCAAAATTTCTGTATGTGATTCTGCAAACGCGTTCTCTTCAAACATCGATGTTTGGGGAGTTAGTGTTTCTAAATCTAATGCTGGTATAAACTTCGTTGTTGGATCAAACACCGCAACAGTATGGGTAGCAAACTCTGGCGTGTATACTCCAGACTCTGACGCAGGTGCTGCAAATGGAGTACAAACCCATATAACAAATAGATTAATCGTAGGTGACATAGTAAGAATTGGTAATACTGAAATTGGATTCCAAGATCTTAGAGTCACTAACATTGCAAATGCAAGCTACGCCGCAGGTAACACTACTCTCGTAGTAAGTTTTGCAGCTAACTATAACTTATCAACAAATTTCTATGCAAATACTATTGCACGAAATTGGGAATACTACAACAACGTAGAAAGAGCACCCGGTCAATCTGACTATGTTACCAAATTTGGTAACACTTCTGCAAATGATGAATTGCATGTAGTGGTGTCAGACGAAGATGGTAAGTTTACAGGAGTACCTGGATCTATATTGGAAGTTTTCCAAGGACTTTCAAGAGCTTCTGATTCTAAGACGGAAGACGGTGCTACTCTTTATTATAAGACGGTAATCAACGATAATTCAAACTACGTTTGGTGGGCAAAGGATAGATCCGGTGCCGACACAAACACCGCACTTTCAGTTGCTAGCTCAACCAACTCGAAGCCTCTTACAGCTTCTTTTGGCGGAGGCCAAGACGGAGCAAATGAAAATAATGTTCCTATAAACGTTCTAACTAAAGCTTATGATAGATTCCGTTCTACGGAAGAAATTGATGTTTCCTTAATTCTTCAAGGAAAAGCTAGAGGTGGTACGTATGGTGGCCAATTAGCGAATTACCTAATTGATAACATTGCTGAGTACCGTAAAGACTGCGTTGTATTCGTATCACCTGATCGCGGAGACGTCGTCAATAACATAGGTAAAGACGAGGCACAAGATATCGTTCAGTTTAGAAATTCACTAAGCTCAACTTCTTATGCAGTCCTAGATTCAGGTTATAAGTATCAATACGATAAGTACAATGATGTATATCGCTACGTTCCTCTAAACGGTGACATAGCAGGTCTAGCAGTTCGTACAGATAACTTAAGAGATCCATGGTGGTCACCTGCCGGTTTCAATCGTGGTCAAATTAAGAACATCATCAAGCTAGCTTATAATCCTCAAAAAGCTGATCGTGATATTTTATATAAGAGCGACATCAATCCAGTATGTGTATTCCCCGGACAGGGAACCGTGCTTTTCGGTGATAAGACAATCCTAGGTAAACCTAGTGCATTTGATCGAATCAACGTGCGCCGCCTCTTTATAGTTCTTGAAAAAGCAATTGCAACTGCTGCTAAGTTTACACTCTTCGAATTCAACGATGAGTTTACACGCGCTCAGTTTAGAAACCTAGTAGAACCTTTCCTAAGGGATGTACAGGGACGCCGTGGTATCTATGACTTTAGAGTTGTCTGCGATGAGACAAACAATACTCCTGAGGTTATTGACCGTAATGAGTTTATCGGTGACATTTATATCAAGCCTGCAAGAAGCATCAACTTCATTCAACTGAACTTCGTAGCAGTTAGAACTGGTGTTGAATTCTCTGAAATTGTTGGTAAATTTTAATAAATAACCTAAGTAAACAAGGAGAATTCTCATGGCGTTTAATATAAATGAAATTAAGAGTCAAATGCTATTTGATGGTGCAAGACCATCACTTTTCCAAGTAACTCTACAAAATCCTGCGAACTCAGTAGCAGATATTAAACTTCCATTCATGTGTGAAGCAACAGCCCTCCCAGCAGCAAATCTGGGAGAGGTTGCAGTTCCATACTTTGGAAGATTCATCAAGCTAGCTGGCACCAGAACATATGACGATTGGACCGTTACAATCATCAATGATGAAGATTTCTTAGTACGAAATGCACTTGAAGAATGGTCAAACCGGTTGAATACATTCCAAGGAAACATTCGGGCTTTTAGTTCTGCATCACCTCTCTTGTATAAGTCACAAGCACAGGTAGTTCAGTATTCTAAGACAGGTGTTCCTATTCGTTCATATCAATTTAATGGCATCTTCCCCAAAGTAATAAGCGATGTAGCGCTAAATTGGGCGGATGGCAACGCAATTGAAAGATTCCAAGTGACATTTGCCGTAGACTACTGGGAAGTTTCCGGTGGTGTTACTGGCAACGCTGGCGGCGTTTAATGATAATGGGGGCTTTCGGGCCTCCATTTTTTAGTGAGATATAATAATGGCATTAAATTTAAATTTGTTTGGTTTCCAGTTTAAGCGAAAGCAGGACGAAAAAGATTCTGCTGTTTCATTTGTTACTCCTCAGTTTGAAGACGGAGCAGTCAATGTAGTCGCTGGTGGAGCTTATGGAACTTATGTTGACATGGAGGGTTCTGCTCGTTCAGAAGCAGAACTTGTTACAAAGTACAGGGAGATGTCGCTGCATCCAGAAATAGATGCAGCAGTCTCCGACATTGTGGATGAAGCTATAGTAGTCGATGATAATGCAAATCCAGTATCTTTAGATCTTGAAGAATTAAATCTTCCACCTAAAGTTAAGAGTGCATTTCTTCAAGAGTTTGACGAAATACTTAGATTACTAGAATTCAACTTCCGTAGCTATGATATTTTTAGAAGATGGTACGTAGACGGCAGAATGCTTTATCACGTCATCATCAACGAAGATGCGCCTCAAAAAGGTATCATGGAGCTACGTTATATAGATCCACGTAAAATTAGAAAAATACGTGAATTGAAAAGAACTCCAGTGCCGGCAGCTGGTGCCGTAGTTAATCAGACTGCTAACGAATACTACATCTTTAATGAAAGAGGTTTTGGTAATCAAATTTCTGCAGTAACGAGCACATCAGCTGGAACTGTAGGAATGAGAATATCACCCGATGCAATAGTTCATGCTACATCGGGTTTGATGGATAAGAACAATCAATTAGTTTTGAGTTATTTACACAAAGCTATTAAGCCTTTAAACCAATTAAGATCTCTTGAAGATGCAACTTTGATTTATAAAATATCACGCGCTCCGGAAAGACGTATATTTTATATCGACGTTGGTAATCTTCCTAAGATGAAAGCTGAACAATATCTTCGTGACATCATGACACGATTTAAGAATCGCGTTGTATACGACTCAGCTACTGGTGAGATCAGAGACGATCGTAAATTTATGACGATGTTGGAAGACTTCTGGCTTCCACGAAGAGAAGGTGGAAGAGGTACAGAGATCTCAACATTACCAGCAGGCCAATTAGCTGGTGATTTGGAAGACGTTAAGTACTTCCAACGCGGATTGTATAAGTCTCTGAATGTGCCTATTAACAGGTTAGAACCTGATAACACTTATTCTATTGGTAGAGCAACAGAGATAACAAGAGATGAAGTTAGATTTAGCAAATTCATTTCTAGATTACAGAATAGATTTTCACAATTATTTTTAAACATCTTAGAAAAACAACTTGTTTTAAAGAAAATTATAACCATTGAAGAGTGGGAACAGATTAAATACAATATCAAGTTCAACTACGCTAAATATAATCAATTCGCTGAGCTTAAGAATATCGAGATGATGAGAGAAAGAATGGGTATCTTACAAGCAACTGATCCATATGTTGGAAAATATTATTCGGTTGAATGGATAAGAAAAAATGTGCTACAGCAATCTGAAGACGATATTGAATTGTTAGATGCTCAAATACAAAATGAAATTAAAACTGGTGTTATACAAGTGGCCGGTGTTCCAGAAGAACAACCAGAGCAACCTACATAATTGTTTTTATAAATAGGAGTTATATATGGCAGACGTAATTGATTTACTAAAATTTGCAGATGAATCAAGGCCAGTTGATTTTGCTGATGCTTTTAATCAGCTAATGGGACAAAAAGTAGTTGACATTTTAGACGTAGCAAAACAAAGTATAGCTTCATCTGTTTTTAATAACAACGTAGATGAAGTAGAAACATCAGACGTTGATAACGGAGAAACGTATGAGGACTCTTAAAGAAATTAGATCTTTCTATACAGAAAAGAAAGATGCTGAAACAACAACACCCGGCTTAAATATCAAGTCAGCTGACGAGAAGCGTTTTGCTGATAAGCACGTTATTAAAAAGACTGCTGACAGAAACGGCAACGGCGACGATGTTTTCAATGCTACAAATGTCAAAGGTGTAGAGCGCAGTCCAAAGCACGGATACAATCCTGGTGAAGATGAGAAAGTATATGAAGGTTATGTAAGCCTTGCACAACAAAGAGCAGTATGGGCCACTCGTAAAGACGGCGGTAGAGGCCATCCCGATAATAAAAAGAAAAAAATGAAAGAAGAAGCTGAGATTGAAGAAGCTTCAAAGGCTCCTATGGATCCTGACAAAAAAGCAAAAAGTGCTATCGATACTATATTGAAGAATCATGAAGAGCCTGCACCAGAAAAGGGTATGAAGATTGGTGAAGAAAAAGATGAAGATGTTCCGTTCGAGGGACCATACAACAAGCCAGCTAAGAAGCAATCAGGACAAAAGTCTGATCCAGGTTATTCAGCCGCACGCCATCTTGCTCGTCAAGCAATGCAAAAGATGCTTGATAAAAAAGAAAAGATGAAAGAAGAAGTTGAATTGGATGAAGGTGATGTAATTCCATTCCCTGGAAAAAAGAAAGAAGAAAAGCCTGATACAAAACCAGGTTGGATGCTTCGTAAAGATCCAGAGCTTGCAAAGAAATTAAAAGACGCTCAAGCACGTGTTAAAGCTAGAAAAGAAGCTGCAACACAAAAAGAAGAAGTTGAACTTGACGAAGTATTAAAACCTTCAATGGGTGTTAAAGCTTATATAGATGATTTTATAAAGTCAGATGATCCTAGATTCAAAGGTGCATCGAAGAAAGAAAGAATGAAGAGAGCTTTAGCTGCTTACTACGCAGCAAAGAGGGGTGACTAATGGCTATAATGATCAATAGACCTGGAACATCAGCTGTAATACATGTTACAGCAAACGCTACAATAAACGCAG